ACCGTGGCGTTAAAGACGCCCTCGATAATGATGCCAAACGAGCGAGCCTCCTCGGAGCCCACCACGCGGATCGACTCAGTAGCCGTATTGTCATCGGCCGAGGACGTATTGGTCACGACCTGACCGCCAGATGCGGCGCGGAACAGGGCCCCGGGGCCGAACGCACCACCCTGATGCTGAGTCTTGAAAATAGGCTCGGAGGCCGTGAGCACCGCGAATCCGGCTGTGCCACTACCGCCGAGGTCGTAGTCGCCTGAGATCTTGTTGACCTCGAGCGTGGTCGAGCCAACATTCTGCACTCGGAACGGGCCGTCATTGGTGACGAACTCGGTATATGACCATGAGCGACCGTCAAAGCGGCGCTCGATGACCTTTTGCGGTAGATCGACAGCAGCGCAGTAGATGCGGTCGCCGGACTGTTCCCACCGCACTGAGCGTACCTGTGCCTCGGTCGACCATGCGGTCGTCAGGTTGACGATGCCTGTCGAGATGTCGCAGCTTCCCACCAGGGCGTTGAAATCCTCATCGTTCGAGAGCTCGATGGTGAAATCGCCTGTCGGCGTGAACGCGAGCTCGTGGACGCCATCGTTGAGCAGCGTGTCAGAGATGTATTCGGATCCTTGCACCGTTGAGCCGACGCGCAAGCGCACAGGGCCGTGGCTGATTGTGATTTTCAGGCCGTGCTCGACGCTCTGGTCAGGGCCGGCCACGGTGATTGTTTGGAAGCAGCGAGCAAAGCCCTCACCGGATCCGCGCAGCGCCAGTTCAAAATCCAGCACAAACGAGTCGCAGTTCGCGTCGTCGACGTTTGACCAGTCGCTCGGCGGGGTTGTGTCGTCCGCATCAGGCGCGCCGGTGAAATTTGGGTTGTCGATCGTTGTGGCGACCGTGGGCCGCGTCAGCAGGACATCGCCCAGACGCACTCTCAGGTAGGCGCCGACACCGAATTCCAGTAGCGCCTTGTCGTCCTCCTCGAAAATGAACGGCATCTGGCGGACCAGATTGGTGTCCTCGAGCATGGCGTCGATAAACTGCATGCCGACGCGCAGCATCATGGATCCGAGCACCCTGGGTATATAGTTGCTCTGAATTTCGGCAGACATGCCGTAGCGCTGCAGGTCCAAGCGCGCCAGCCCTAGAGAGGAAATGACCCCTCGATTAAAGGCGATCAGATTTCTGACCTCGTCGGCCATCAGCCTAACAGCTGACTACGATTGCCGCGATCGAACGTGCCGTGCCGGAACCCTCGCCGGGACCGAGCCCAACCGCCCTTGGGAGCCCACTTGGCCGGCGATTCCATAGCGTCGGTTGCTTTAGCTTCGGCCAGCCACATTTTCCACTCACTGATAAGTCGCTTTTCTGAGACGTCGATGCCGGTCAGCCTGCGCGACACCTTCATAGCCATATAGTGCTCGACCATCTCGGTGAAATTAGGCGGCCACAGGCTGAAATCGTTGCCCCATTGGATGTCATTCGACACGTATTCGACGTAGATCTCCTCCTGATCGCAGAACCACCAGCTTGCCTCGTCAGAGTAGCGGGTGATTGGAGTGGTGTAATACTCGTCATGGGCTACGGCCATGGTCCGAATGAAATCATCCGGTTTATCGAATGCGAATTGGTAGCCGAATGATGGCGTCACATCGGGTGAGGCCTGCAGCTTCGCGGAGCGCTTGGCGAAATTCCACTGGCCCATCTGCAGGACACGATCGATCATATCGTTGTCCCAGATATCATCGAGCTTGTGGCGAGGCTCGCGGTTCTCATCGAGGTCGGCCAGCCGGCGGTCACCGACGATGGACAGGGCCCCGTTGTAAATACTCAGCTTGTCAGTCATTCGTTACTCCTCGCCAGCGCATCCCTGCGCTAATGTTCAGTCCTTGATCGGCTATCGGCGCACGGCGCCCTCATGGTTCGCCGCGTATCTCCGAGCAAGGGCCTCAGTTGCAAATCCACACTTGAGCTCTTTGCCCTCTCGCTGGACGCGGAACTTCTTGGTTGAGCCAGCCCAGTCGATCTTGTAGATACCCTTGAGTTGATCGAGGCCAACGGACGGCGCGAGCTCGTAGAGCACTTTCTTGATGACATGGGCCCAGTTATGCCCTGTGTCCTGCACATGGAGCACGAGCTCCCAGGACAGGTCATCAGGCATTACGTGGATTTCATCGCCTCGGTCGAGGTACTGAGCTATGTGCTCCCAGTAGCTCGGATCGATGCATTGCTCGGCAGTTGTTTCAACCTTGCAATTAACGCGGAAGCAATTGGCATGCTCTGCGAGCAGGCCCCACCGCGATACTGTTACTGGCTTTGCGCCTTGTGGTGCTTCATCTTCGACAGCCTCGTCGGGCTGATCCTCGAGCACTTCTGCTGTTGAATTCTCTGACATTTGGATCTCCAAAAAACAAACGGGAGCCGACCCGATTTGAGCCGGCTCCCAGATTGTCGCGCAAAGCGATCCCTTACGCCAATCGACCTACGGGTTACTGACGGTGATAAACGTCACCAGACCGGCAGCACTGACCGTATTGACCTGCTTCCACGACGAGTCCACGGTGTCCTCCACGAAAATGACAAGGTCACCGACCTTCAGGCCTCTGTCGTTGCCATCCGTGATGTAGTTGTCAGCCACCATGGTCGCCAAGGCGTCATCGCCAGTGATCTGACGATACGACCAAAGGGCGACAGAGTAGCCGCCATCGTCTGCAGCCAGATTGTCGCCCGTGCCGAGGCGCGGGACTATGTTGACTAGATTTGCTGGTTTGTAAGCCACGATTCAGTCCTCCTATGCAGCTGCAAGAGCAGAGCCATCATGCGCGACTAACACCACGCCAGAGTTCTGCAAAATTTGTGAGCCCATGTAGATCGAGCAACGGGCCCAGGAATAATCCTGTTCCTCGTCGAAGCCTACCCGCATCTCCAAGTCGTCCGCGTTGTAAGCGTGGCCGATTGCAGACTTGTGGAACATATACGTTTCCTCGGTCGCTGATCCAGCGCCGCCACCACCGTTGAGATTGGGGTGGACACACCAGTTCATGCCGAGCCAACGATATGACTGAGGACGGTCTCTCCACGCAGGATCGGCGTTGTCAAACGGGCCATTCATGGTGAAGTCGCGAGAGCCAAAGTCATTCTCGCCCATCATGTAAGCCTCGTAAGCAGGCGTCACGACGAACGTGATATTGCCGTCCCATGGCACATCGTTATTGCCAAGGACGGTCTTTGACCGCAGGGTGCGGAGCGTGTCAGCTACGACCGCGCCGCCAATGTTGACGGTGCCGGTTGCGAGCTCCCCGAATACGTCCTGGTCAATCTTGCGATTGATGACGCCCATACAGGTAGCTTGCATGATCGCGCGCTGGTTGCCCTGCGATGCGAAGATGTTGAAATCCGTCTTGCGAACGAGATCATGCCACTCGACCAATGTTGCCACTGGTTGAGAGAGATTATCTCCGCGAGCCGGAATAAGGCCATTGACGCCGCGTGTTTTCGCGGTGGCGCCGCCGGAATCTGCGACGAGGAACGTCGCTTGGTTGCCCTTGATGACGGATTCGGTTGTCGTGAATCCGCGGATCAGGGACACCAGTTGTTCAAAACCGTGGATAAATTCCTGTCGGTATTGAATTTGAAACGCAGTTTCAGCCATGAGGCTTCTCCCAAGTTAGTGAAATATCCGTTTCCACTTATCGGGTTAGCCTGCTTGGGCTCGTGAGGGTTGGCCTTTCGGGGCCTCACGTTGCCGGCAGGGGGCCGGGGGTTCGACCGGGGGCCTTGCGGGTTGGCCAGTCTGGGTCGTGGTAGCTCGAATCTACAGCGAGCCGCCCTTAGATGCAATAGCGTGTTTCGTGCCGCCGGTCGTAGCCTTACGTTTTTTCTTACGCGGATTCAGCGGTGTGACCACGTTAGAGCCCTTACGTTTGCCGGTCGTGTAGTTTTTCTGGGGTGCATATTCAGCCATGGTGTCACCTTAAAAGAAATTCCGGAGCGGGTTGGCTACGTCCTTAAAAACGGACTTAACGCCATATTTCTTTTTCCTTCGCTTGATCGGCTGGCCGGTATCCGGATCCAGCATTTTCGTGTCTGAGAACCCGGGCTTTTCCTTGAATTCCTTGCCCTCACGCTTTCTCTTGCCTTTCAGGTACGCGAATGACGCAGGGCCGAAGAAATGGCCGCCCTTGTCGCCTTGCAGGAAACTCATTATCGACTCAGTGGTGTGCGAACACCGCCTAACCGCTGTTGCCGTGGTGGCCTTGCCGGCCGGCGGGGCCTGCTTGGAGGCTGGAGCTCGTCACCGCCAGGGTCTCGCTCAGAGCCAGTTGCGGGGTTGCGGCGCTTGTTGATGCCAGTCAATGCAGCCGACAGCGGCGTACCACTCCTTCCGCCGACTCCGCGCGCTTTTGCAACCATATCTCTCAGTGTGCCCATAGCAATTCCCTATGCTGCGTCCGCCTCGTCGAGGTTGGATCGTATATCGTATAGCTCGCGGAGTCGAGCCTGCATCTTTTCGTCCTTCTTGTATTCCATGGTGCCCATCTTGCCCTCGTAGAGAGCAATTTCCTCGTGCAGGCTGGCCACCGCTTTCTGGTCATTGGGGATCAGCGGCGCGATCGGATTGACCTTGCGAGCGAGCTCTGCAAAGCCCTTCATCACGCCGACATTGTTGAAAAATCCAGTCTCGTCCTTGAAGCGGCCATTGACGAGCATGTCGCTGGCTTCATCACCAAAGGTCGATTTCAGGAGCCCGGTTATCAGGTTCATGTTGGTGCGGTAGTCCTTGCCCCACGCATCACGGAGCTCGTCGGTTGCTTCCTTGGATTGCTCGGTGTCGCGATCCATGCGCGCATCCTGCATGCGCTCATCGAGGCCGTTGTACCACTCGATTGCCTTGTGAGCGAAAGGTGTAGAAGCGTGTATCTCGTGGATGGCGCCCATAAAATCCTCCATGAGCTCCTTGTCGTTCTCTCCGACCACCAGCCCATCTGGCAGGTCCTCGAGGTAGCCCGCGGCCTCGAGCGGCACACCAATCTCGGTGCGATACGCGCTGATCTCCTCGTCGGTCGCCTCGGCCCCGGGCGCTGTCGGTCCCAGGTTGCCGGCGCGGATCTTCTGCTCGGCCTCGCGGTAGGCGTTGCCGAAGTCG